CAGTATTTTGAAAAGTTACAACAAAACCCAATAACTTTAGGGCAGTAGAAATGTTTATTAATTTTGCAAATTCTATAACAGGCAATCCTATAACCATTTGATACATGTCGGTCTGGAGCGATCCTTGTTACTCGATCGAAGCCCTAAGAAATACTGTAAACAACTTGCCAACCTCTGATCACAAATCATTCCCTGATTACCTCGATGGAATTGCTAACTTTCATTTTGGCAATTGCACTACACGTCATGCTGACCGTGCTAACAAAACTGCTAAAGAATATTTTGGCTCGAATCCAAAAGAATGGACCAAGTTCTGCAGATCAGGTCGAAGTCGTGGCACAGAATCAGAAAAGAATGCTTTCAGAAACACCATCCTACAAACCAATGTTAAGTATGGAGGAATCAGGGCAGTCTACTGGGCCTTCTCCAAAGTTGTCACTAAGAAGTGGTCCGCGCCAGTCACGTATGATAAGGAACAAGCCAAAGACTATGTCAGAACGACTTGCAAGCTCCAGGCGCCAACGTCTAGAATCAACCAAGCGTCTTGGGACGAAGCAATCAAGTGGTATGGTGAAGAAGAGAGGTATGACTGGCTTCAAGAAGATTCAGCAGCAGACTCGTTCAAATTCCTCTGGTTCAAGAGAAGAGCTAAGCGATCAAGAGATATCAGGAACAAGCGTACCATTATCATCAAGAAAGCTATCAGATCGTCGGCCGTTAGAGTCAAAAATGGCCAAATCATCTATGATGAAGAAACAAAAAGGGTCAGGTCGTTTGACGTCGAAGCTGCGCGAATCGCGTACAAAGAAGTAGCGCGCAAAGTCCGCTCAAAAGAAAAAGTTACACAGGGAGAGCTCAAGAAGGTTTCTACACTGCCATTTCATGATTTGCCAAGAAAAGGTGGTCGTTTGATAATCTTCCCATTTACTGGTGGACTTATCATGTACGATAAGGTTGAGCAGGCAGCGGCGGTAATGTTTCAGAAAGACTATGATCGGTTTGTCCAGATGCTCCAGGCTCATGCACAATTGACATTGTATTACAGCAAGTACAGTTTGGAAGATAAAGCATTATCTGCTGAGATGGTTGACAAGTACTATCAGATCCTAAACACATTTTTGAATGACTTCGATTTCACGGATGATAAAAGATGTAACAAGGTGTGTAGAGCGTATGATGTTGGGCAATTTATCATACTGGCATCGCTTGCAAGTGATATCAACACTGTTGCAATAGATGAACAAATTGACAAGATGGAGAGGGAGGAACTCAATGATGTGGTTGATTTGAGTGAAGCATTGAGGGTGATGCAATCAGGTCGTATAGGTGTCAAAGAATCGTTGGAGCTTGCAAAGTTCAACAAGATCTTCCCATGCCCTGACTTTTGCATATATTCAGTTGTTGACAATCTCGAGAACAAGCGAGACAACCCTCATCCGAGTAGTGATACGGTGGACATAACAACTTCCATTGGGACCAACTACACTGCTTCGAGGGCTGAGTGGAGAATATACATGCTAAGGAATCGTGCAATAACATACCATTCAATGCATGGTATATTTCCTGGGACGTTGATACAGGAGCTTGTTGATGATCCAGAGTCAGACATTCCAGTAAGACTTCTCAACTATCCTCACTTAACGATCGATGCTCTGTCTGTTGATGATATGAAATACATTGATTTCAAGGGAACATTTGATTATAGGAGGTATCACATGTGCGAGGATGAACTGGTTAAAGACAAGACAATAGCACCAACGATCTACAAAAACACTGAATCTAAAGTGAAAGACCATTCACTTATTGAGCGTAATCAGGTTCTCAAATACCTATTTTCAAAGGAATTCAAACAGCAGTCGGTCATAAACAAGATGTTTGAAACAGGGTCTATCTTCAAGATATACAAACAATGGATCTTGTTGGCACTAAAGCCTGAGGCCAAGAAACCAGATTCACGTGCTTTTTCGATGGCAACAGACGAGGTGCGACGTGAACTGTCTGAGTATGAATCAAATGTCGCAAGGTATGTCGAACACCAGAAAGGTTCCAGTCAAGCAAAATCAGATAAGGACCTATCAGAAAGGTTGTCAGAACTGTCAAAATATGAGGTTCCAAAAGATGGCGAAGAAACATTTATGATGTCTTTTGATATTGAGGGATTCTCACCAAAGCAAGCAAGGTCTTTTAAAGAAGATGGCTTCTCAAGCTGGGAGTATGCCTTCGATCTGCCTGACGTATACAACATAAAGAGGATCTTCACGGACACTAGCTTGCATTTTGAGAAATTTGGTATATCGGATTCAATGGCCATGAATGGAAATGATCTCGAGGGATTCGTTGGAAGGCAGAACACTGCAACACACATTGACCTCATGGGGTACGCTGTCTATGTGCTTAAGCAACTGAAGATTGTCACGAAGCCCCCTGCGCTTGAGGTCTTGATCGATGATGGGTTGTTGAAGATGAGAGTCAAGACTGGCCACATAGAAGAAGCAATATCTATCATTGAGATGGTGTACGAGATGGCCGGACTTAAGATAAGTTGGGACAAGACGTTTTGCAGTCAGATCATGTGTCAATATCTCAACAAAGTCTATTATGATGGGATTGAAATCACTCCGGGTGCCAAAGCCTTTATCCGTATAGGCAAACCACAGGAGATGGCAGTGCCAACATTGGCTGATGAACTAGAGGCAAACGCAGCTAGCACTAGGGGTGCAATCCAGAATGGTTCAGATCATAGGTTGTGTTACTTTTCATATGTTCATTGTAATTATAAGACGCTCAGAAGGTGGGGTCTGAAGACTATGGATGACAGTGCACTGTACAGGATGGCTTTCATGTCGTATGTTCCTGTTGGACTAGGTGGGTTTGGGTTTTCAACGATCTTCGGATTGGCGACAAATGAGGCCTATAACTCAATGAATGCAGGGATTGCTAACATGAAGATGATATGCCATAGTTTCAGGTCTTACGCCCCACTAGCAAATAAGATATTGAATGCTGGAGTCAGATCTATGGATGAGGAGAGTATCTTGCGGAACCCACACGCAATGAGAACGAAACTTCGATGTTTGAACACAAGGCGATTTGCAAATGCAGCAAAGTCATACATTATGAATAATTCTGTGAATACACTGATTAGAGCAGTGGCTCAAGGAGATTTCGAAGGTGCAGACGAAAACATGCTTGCTTATATCGCCAACAATCATACGATCGACGAAATTGTTAGGACGAGGTTTTGGAAAATGTCAACGAAGTGTTTTGTTGAAAAGATAGTGTCAAAGCTCCAAACAAGTCGGACTGCTGCTTCTGTTCTAGGGAACAAACGGTGCCAATCAATATTCATGGTTAATCGGTCTGAAAGTAGGCAGCTCATATTGGAAATCTGTGCCGGAGCATACACAATTAGGGGTTGAGCAAGTTGGTTTGAAATTCATGGTCCCAGAAGCGGGTTATAGCCATTTGTTTCGTAATCTATTGCATTTAAAAGAAAAGGAAATTGACAAAAATTTCAAAAGAGCTAAAGTTCAGTTAATAACTTTAGTATCACTACAGCTTTTGGCTTTG